AGGACGCTGGCGAGAAAAGAGGGCTGCTCAAGCAGGTGGCGGCGGCGCTGGGGTTCAATTTGGTAGAAAAGGGAGCGATGGCAGAACTCTTTGCGGAGCGCAGCAAGGGAGAGTTATTTTGGCAGGCACTTAGTTCTCTCCAGGACATCCTGCATCGCTATGACCCCTATAATGGTCGCTGGCAGTTTGAAGAGGACGAGAGCAGGGTGCGCGAATGCCTGGAGGACTTTAACGCCATTATCACTGACATCCTCACAGGCAAGGAGAGCATCACCAAGGCGATCCGTCCCAGCCGGCCGGAACAGGTTGTGAAGGCCGGGAAGAAAATGAGCGGCAAGAACAGGGAAACGCTCCAGGGTATCTACGAGAGCCTTGGAGCGTTTGTCAAGGAGTTTGATGACCTGGAACCGGATACGGATGACCCGGACGAAAAGAAGTCCGAGAAGCCGGAAAACGATGACGGGGAGGCAAACGCCGAAACCGACAAGGACAAGGAGGAAAAAGAAGTGACAAAGCAGGAAGTTGAGGCAATCGTCGCCTCTGCCATCGCAAAAGCGATGGGCGGGAACCCCCAGAAGCAGGACACACCTGCCCAGAGCGGCCAGGAGGGCGCAGGAGCTGTCGAAAAAGCCGCAGGGGGAGGAAATCTCGCCCCGGAGGCCATCACGCCGGAGAGCATTGAGAAGATGGTGCAGGAGGCCATCTCCAAGGCCATGACCCCGCCGGAGGAACAGATCAGCGCGGCGCAGGTGCAGGAGATGGTCGAAGCAGCCGTGGCTAAGGCGGTCGAGCCTGTACTGAAAAGCCGGGGCCTCCCCACCAACCTCGGCGGGACCGTAGAGAAAGCCGCAGGTGAGGAACATTACCTGCACGGCATCCTGTAATCAAATCAAAGAGGAGGAAACAAACCATGCCTACCAACAGTGAGATCGTTCGCAAGGCGGCCATTCAGACCACCTCTCTCTCTTCCGGGCTGCTGAACCCGGAACAGGCCCGGAGGTTTATTCAGCAGACCTTTGAGGCCACCAACCTCGGCCCCCTGATTCGTCACGAGATGCGTGTCGCCAAGACCGGCGAGGTCGATAAGATTGGTATTGCCCGCCGGATTCTCCGCAAAAAGGTGGAGAACACCGACGACGGCTACCGCGCCAGCGTGGACACCAGCCAGATCGAGTATGCCACAACCGCCGTCCGGCTGCCCTGGGAGATCACCGAGGAGACCCTGCGGGAGAACATTGAGGGCCAGAACTTCGAGACCATCGTCACAAACCTTATGACGACCCAGCTGGGCGTTGACCTTGAGGACATTTACCTCAACGGCGATGAGGCTGTCGAGACTACCGACCCTGACCACGACTTCATCTACATCAACGATGGCTGGATCAAGCAGATTTCCACTAACGGTCATGTCTACGATGCCAGCAGCGCAACCGGGATGAGCCTTGATATTTTCTACAAGGCTCTGGCCCAGCTCCCCAACAAATACAACAACGGTAAACTCCGTTGGCTCATGTCTCCCCGCCGGGCGCAGGAGTGGGAGCTGTATCTGCTGAACCAGGTCATCGGGAAGGGCGGCGCTGTGCCGGAGAGCGTTTACAAATCCCCCGCCAGCATCCCCACTATCGTATGCCCCTCCCTGGACGATGCAACCATCCTTCTGACCGACCCCAAGAACCTCATTGTCGTCAACACCTACAGCATCAAAATTCGCAAGACCATTGAGGGCAAGGAGGCCATCATGCAGGATAAACGCTTCTATGTCGTCCACCTGGACTACGACCCCATCATCGAGGAGACAGACGCAACGGCCATCATCAAGGGCCTCAAGTAAGGAGGGGCGACCATGTATCATCTTAGGCTTTACAAAGGCCGCTCCTACTGCGGCGTTGTAAGCGCTACCAAGGAAAAGCCGGATGTGTTCGTGGAGGACAAGGCCACCGCCTATGCGGCGGTGGCCTCCGGCTATTTCCACCTCGTCGCTGATGACAAAGGAGGCGCGGACAGCGGCCCTGCCATCACCGGCCACCTGGACCGGGAGCAGCTGGAGGACATGAAAGCGGACGACCTCAAACGGCTCGCCAAGGACATGGGCATTGAAACCAAGGGCCTCAAAAAAGGGCAGATCATTGACGCTATCGCAAACGAAGAAATCACCGTGGATGCGAACGGCGAGAACCTGCCGGACTATGGCGAGGAGAACTGATCCAGGAGGTGCGGTATGGCAAACAGGCCGTGGGTGTCCCCAGAAGAGGTCCGGGAATACTCGGAGATGGAAGCGGTGCAGCAGCGGAGCGACACCCGGCTTGCAGTAGACATTGCGCGGGCGGAGCAGTATGTTGTCACCTACACCCATAATAAGTTCGAGGACTACGAGGAAATTCCGCCCCCGGTAAAAACCGCCGTCATTCTGCTGGCGGAGGCGTATGCCTCCCACGCAAACCTGCTGAAAACCACCAAGGGCGGGGCGTTCAAGTCGGAGACCTTCGACGACTACGCCTACTCCGTAGGGGATTCTGCGTTTTCTGCGATGGTGCAGGACCTCGACCTTGCGGCCCTGCTTGATGGATTCGTTGTAGCGGAGCCGCACAAAGGGGTGACGCTTCGGATGCGAAAACTGTGAAGGAGGGAAAGGGCATGAGCTTAGAACAGCTGCTCAACCATAGCTGCGACATCTACCACGCCCAGGAGGGGGTGGCCAGCCCCGGCTACGGCCTCCCCTCCTCCCCCACTTTCAGTTACCCGAAAGAGCCGGACATCAGCGGGCAGATCTGCCATTTTGGGGTGAAGTCCGCAAGCATCACCATTACCCAGACGGCCCCGGCGAACCTCATGGACGCAAAAATCAAACTCACCCTCCCTGCCAGGACGGATGTACGGCTGAATGACAGGATCGTGGACTGCAAGACCGGGCTGGAATACACAGCGGAGCAGCCCGTCGATGTGCGCAGCCACCACATTTTCGTCTATGTCAAGAAGGTTGGAGAGGAGCGACACCTGTAATGGCCTCGGTCGAGTTTGATATGAGCGAATACAGGGCGTTCTTTGAGAGGCTGGAGCGGGCCGCCAAGGGAGATTTCCGCAAGGAGATGGAGTTGTACCTTGAAGGGGTAGGCTTCGACTTTCTGCGGGTCGTCCAGGACGAGATCGTGCGGCGGCGGGTCATGGACAGCAGGCTTCTCCTTGCCAGCTTCGAGAGGGGCAACGACGGGAATGTGTGGGAGTTGACCGACGGTGGCCTAACGTTGGAGATCGGGACAAACCTGAATTACGCAGGGTACGTGAACGACGGCCATTGGACAAACACCAAGGGCGTAGAACGCCGCTGGGTCCCTGGCTATTGGCAGGGGCACCGCTTCATCTACGACCCAGCCGCAAAGACAGGGATGCTGCTGAAACAGCATTGGGTGGAAGGGGCGCACTATTTCGAGAGCGCCCTCCGAATATACGAAAAAATATTCTATGAGAGCGCAGAGGCCAAACTCCAGGACTGGCTCGACAAATACTTTGGCGGATAAGGAGGTGGGGATTTGCTTGAGCAGGAAATGGCAAGCATCATCAGGTATGTTCTCGACAATGCCGGAGGGCCAGCCCCGTATTATTGGAATGTGCCTCAACACTTTTCCGTTCCGGCGGCCTACTTCCCTCCCCCGGAGTTGACCACAGGGGGCGAGACGTTTCTTACCTACTGGACCGATTTTGCGTGGTACATCAAACTATTCCACCGGACCGGACAGGGGGCTTACTCCGCCGGCAACGCCGTCGTGCAAGCGATACGGGCGGCACGAAACCTTATACCGCTCATTGAGCAGGACGGTACGGTGATTGCTGGGGAGTGGGTGCGGGTGAAAGACCCAAAGCTGAAAGTGCTGGATGATGGGGCGGCCCAGCTCACAATAGGCTGGCGGAGCCGCAGGCCCTATAACGACACGATGGAGGCTGTAGTGCCTGCACAGACATTCAGCCTCGATGTGTTTATGAAATCGGGCAAGACGATTTCTGACGCATACGCAGAGGCGCTGGAGCGTTATGCTATCCCAACACAGGATACCGGCAGGCAGCCGGAGTAAGGAGGATTACGACATGGTAAGCAAACCCAAAGAGGCGGAGACCCCGGCCAGTGCCGGAACTTCCGCGGCGAAGTACACACTGGAGAGGCTGCGGCAGAATTGCCGTAGCCTTTTCGACATCTCGACCAGCACCTTCGACGGGGCGACCTACGGCATGACGGGCAAGTACACCGTCGAAGAGCTGCGGGCGCACATCGAAAACTGGAAGAAGAAGGGAGTGAAGTAAGATGGCCGGAGGAAGATTTGACAAGCTGGTCGGCAAGGTACGACCGGGGACGTATATCAACTTCGAGA